AGAAGGATTAATAATAGGAATGGAATCAGAGTCTCATATTAATAATTGTGTTATGGTGTCAGAACCTTATCATAAGTTTTTCTTTGATTGCATGGAACGGATGGATAATATGGATTTTAGGCAGCCTGAAATTGAGTTAGCAACAGGCCCAAGATTAGTGAGTAATTTAATTTATCAGTTTACTAACTTTTCAAAGCGATTTTTAGAATCAGAATTTAAAACAGATTACAAAGGGTTTAAGATTAACATTGTTCCTATATCATATTTTTCAGGGCGCAAATTGCACGAATTAGATGACATATGAAATTATACGACCAATTTATTAAAGACGTTCATGAAAACCCTAAGGACCACTGCAAATATGTAAAGTTGGCAGTTGCCAGGCATGAACGAGATTTAAAAAAAGATTGGAAGTATAAATTTGACAGAGATAAAGCAGACAGGGTAATAAAGATAGTCAAGACCTTAAAACATACCAAAGGATCATTTTTAGGTAAGCCGTTCGATTTACAACCTTTTCAGGCGTTTTGGATTGCAATGGTATTCGGGTGGGTAAATAAAATCACAGGATTCAGACGGTTTAAAAAGACATATACAGAAATGGCTCGGGGTGGTGGAAAGTCTGAATTTATGGCAGCCATCATGATATACATGAATTATTTTGATAAGGAAGGCGCGCCGGTTGGAATTATAGCAGCTACTAAATGGGATCAGGCGAAATATGTTTACGATCCGATTGTTGCAATGTGTAAAATGTTATCAAAAGATTGGCCGTCATTTGCAAAGAAATGCAGAGTAAAGCAGTATGAAATAATTGAAACCGAAACATCAGGGTACATAACAAAGATGTCAGGTGATGCAAGTACTGAAGATGGTGGGAATCCGCATTGTGTAACAGTTGATGAGTTCCATGCTCATGATGATGATTCAAATCTAAAGATAAATGAGACAGGCGCAGGTAAAAGAGATCAGGCATTAGTAAACATAATAACCACAGCCGGATTCAATAAACAATCTGCATGTTATAACCAAAGGAAGGTAGTCATTGATATATTGGAGCAAAAAGTAGACAATGAAACATTATTTGGTATTATTTGGACATTGGATGAAGGTGATGATTGGAAAGACCCTACCAAATGGAAAAAGCCAAATCCAAATTTAGGAAACAGTCCAAAGTTAGAAGCATTTGAATCTCAGTTTCAAAACGCAATTACAGAAGGTGCGAGTGCCGAAGTAGAATTTAAGACAAAGAATCTTAACATGTGGGTTGATGCTGCAAAAGTTTGGATAAGTGATGAGAATTGGTTGAAGTGTATCAATAAACGGAATAGAACAGATTTGTACGGTCAGGAAGTAATTATAGGAATTGACTTGAGTTCAAGGGTTGACATAACATCGGTTACATATTTTTTCCCGTCGTTAATGTATTTCTATAATAATTATTATTGCCCTATGGATAAAATAACATCAGGTCGTAGAAATGACGGTGTTGATTATTTAGAATGGAGCGCAAAGAAATATATCAAAGGAACACCAGGAAACGTTATAGATTATGATTATATCATTAACGACATTTTAGATGCGGGGACTAATTTCAGAATTAAAATGATAGGTTACGACCCTTATAACGCTGATTTGGTAATTCCAAAGTTTACGGAGCAAAATATTGAATGTGGTGCAATACGACAGGGATATTTAACAATGTCACCGGCCACAAAGAAATTAGAAATGTTGGTATTAAATAAAGAGATTCAGCACGAAGGAGACCCGATTACACGTTGGATGATGGGTAATGTAGAAATTTCAATGGATGCAGCCGGAAACATAAAACCTGACAAAGGAAAAAGTTCTAATAAAATAGACGGAGTTTCAAGTTTAGTGACTGCATTAGCAACATTTATGCACTTAGAAATCACAGGGGATAAAGAGTTGACGATGGATGACTTAAAAAAGATGTATGGATAAAAAGACATACTTTGACATATATTTCAGATTATTGCCAGATGTTAGTAATAAAAAAAGGGATTATTTCACATGGATAAGAACGGAACAAGAAAGTATCAGATTAACAGGAAAAAGAAAATATTTAACATATTCCACATTTCGCAAAGAAAAATCTTTGTATTTTGCAAACGGTTTAAATTTATAAAATGATACCAAAGAAAGTTTATAAAATATGGATAGGTAAAAACCCCTTACCTGACAAGTTCACTCCTTATCTGACAACATGGGATATTCTCAAAGATGCAGGATTTGAGATTGTAGAAATAGATAATAAACACATAGATCACTGTTTGATAGACACTAACTCTAAATGTGTAGAGTGGTGTATTGAAAACCGCAATTACACAGTTTTAAATCACTACCTAAGATATTGGTTAATGTATAAATACGGTGGACATTACATGGATTTGGACGTACAAGTGATAAAACCATTTGATTTTACAGAAGGATTAATTATTGGTATGGAATCAGAGTCTCATATTAATAATTGCGTTATGTTGTCCGAACCTTATCATAAGTTTTTCTTTGATTGCATGGAACGAATGGATAATATGGATTTTAGGCAGCCTGAAATTGAGTTAGCAACAGGCCCAAGATTAGTGAGTAATTTAATTTATCAGTTTACTAACTTTTCACGACGTTTTTTAGAATCAGAATTTAAAACAGATTACAAAGGATTTAAGATTAACATAGTGCCGGTATCATATTTTTCAGGGCGCAAATGGCACGAAAAATTTAACGAAAAGCAAATTAAACCAGAATCATACACTCATCATCATTATTTACACTCATGGAAATAAAAAGCAGGTCTGAAATAGGATTATTATTTGAAACCGTAAGAATAACAGGTTTTGGAATTGAAGTAGGTGTTGAACGTGGTTGGAACGCTATTAACATACTTAAAGATTACAAAGGTATTTTAATATGTGTTGACATCTGGGAAGATCCGGAAATTGAAGCAGAATTTGAAGAAAACACCAAAGAATACAAAGATAGAATTATAAAAATAAAAGAAACTTCATTACAGGCATCAGGTCTGTTTGATTACGGTGTTTTTGATTTTATACATATTGACGCTAATCACGAATACAATTACGTGCAAATGGATTATGGCTTATGGTGGTGTAAAGTAAGGGATAAGGGTATAATTTCATTCCATGATTACGGTGACAATGAATTTGGGGTCAAAAAGTTTGTTGATGAACTAAATAAGGACATAAAGGTAACAACGGATGATTTTTGGGAAGGTAAAGAATATCAAACAGCATATTTTTATAAATGAAAGTCAGTATCATAATTCCATGCTATAAACAAGCGCACTTTTTAAGCGACGCAATAGAATCATGTTTAAAACAGACATATAAAGATTTTGAGATTATTGTCGTTAACGATGGAAGTCCTGACAATACAAGCGAAGTAGCAAAACGCTATCCATCGGTAAAATTAATAGAAAAACAAAACGGTGGTTTATCTTCATCACGAAATGCAGGAATAAAAGCCGCAAAAGGTGAATTCATGATCCCGTTAGATGCAGATGACAAAATAAGTGAGTTTTTTTTAGAAAAAACAATGCAATTAACGGGGCAATACGACGTTATTTCAACATGGTTACAGACGTTTGGCAATGAAAATAGATCATGGGGTAGCGAAGATTTAGAGCCTACTCATCAGCATTTTATACAAAAAAATCATATAAATTGTTGCTCTTTAGTGCGAAAATCAGCCATTATTAAGGCAGGATTATACGACGAAAAAATGAAAATAGGGTATGAAGATTGGGATTTGTGGCAAAGAATGACTAAAATAGGCTATAAAGTAAGGATTTTACCCGAATATCTGTTTTATTACAGAAAACACGCTATTTCAATGTTTACGGATGCCAAAAAGCGACATAATGAGATAATTGACTATATGAAGCGCAAAAACACAAAAACAGGCAAATTAATAGATATAGTTTACGTTGTTGGCAATGGTTCACAGAGCGCAAATAATGAATTAAGATACTCTTTAAGGTCTGTAGAGCGTTTTTGTAGCGGTTACCGGAATATTTACATTATAGGCGAGAAACCGAACTTTGTAAGAAACGTAATACATCATAATTTTAAGGAAGGGCATAATAAGGTTCACAATATTTTAGATAAGATTGTATTTGCTTGTAATTTGCCGGACTTATCAGATGACTTTTTGTTCATGAATGATGACCATTTTTTTACTCAATACACCGACATATCAGATTATCCAAATTATTACTCAGAATTAAACATAAAAGAGTTTAGAAACGCAGCATACAGAGAGATAATCCAGGACACTGTTAAAGTTTTCAATGCTTTTAGATTTTTTGACATTCATAAGCCTATTATTTACAATAAGGCGAAGTTTATCGAAATGTCGCAAAATGTACCAATAAAAGACCATTATTTAGGACTTTTGATTAAATCAAGTTATGGCAATTTACATAATATCAAAGGACTAAAAACAACTGACTGTATTTTAAGAGATCATTACACATTAAACGAAATAAACCAAATCACAAAAGATACAGACGTTTTTTCAATTCATGACACCGCAATCAATCAGGATTTAATAAATTATTTTGACATTAATTATCCAATACATTCAAAATTTGAAATTTAGTAGAAATATTTTTTTCTTTGTTTAGTTATATCGAATCTAAGACCTTATGTATAAAGATATGTAAGGTCTTTTTTATGTGTAAAATCATTATTTAGATTTAGTCTAAATAAAAATGTTACCATATTAAAAAAACTACTAATATACCTTTGCGTCAATATGGGAGTATTAGACATATTCAAATTTGGTAAATCTACCCAAAAAAGGGGTATTGAAGAGTATATGACCTATATGACAGGCGTGGGTATGTCAGGCGGAAAAACTATACTTGTAACTAATAAAAAATCCATAAATTTAGGGGTTGTTTTTGATTGTTTGGATGTAATTACCCGAACATTATCATTAGTCAGACCGAAGGTATTTGAGCAAAGATCAGACGGTAAATATATTGCCACAAATCACAAAAACTATAAAATAATAAATACAGAGCCTTATACCTTGTATGATGCAAGTACTTATTATTCGAGAATGGCAGTTTTTTATTACTTATTTGGCAATGCTTATGCAGAAATATTACAGGATAACAGTTTAAGGATAATTGAGCCTGACAATGTAGAACCTTATATTTTAACTGAAAACGGAATTGAGAATAAATGGTACAAGGTATCTGAAGGTAAAGATAAAGTGAGAGCTATTCCACAAAGTAAGATGATTCATATCATGGATATGTCTTTTGATGGAATAAAAGGAATTTCCAGAATACAAACCAAAAAAGCTACATTAACTCAGGCAGGACAAATACAAAATTACGCAACGGATGTTTACCAAAATGGTAACTCATTATCAGGATTATTGACAGCTGACAGAGTAATTGAAAAAGACGCTTTAGAATACCTTAGAAAGAAATTTGAACAACAAGTAAGTTCAAAAAACGGCGGTATCGGAGCATTGCCACAAGGTTTTACTTATCAGGAATTAAAATACGCTTTACCATTTGCCGACGCAAATATAATCGAAGCCGGTAAGTTTTCGGTTGAAGAAATTGCAAGGATATTCGGGGTTCCGTTGTCGCTTTTAATGCGTGGTGAAAGTGCTGACAACAAGAATGATCGGGATTACAATACTTTCCTATCAAATGTGATTGCACCACTAACAATAATGTTAGAAAACGAACATAACAGAAAGTTATTTCCTGAAAATGAAAAAGGACGTTTTTACATAAAATTTGAGTTAAAAGGACTTTATAGAACTGATATGCTTACAAGGTATCAGTCTCATCAAATAGCTTTAAATCACGGATTCATGAATAAAGATGAAGTGAGAAATGTGGAAGATATGAATCCAATACCAAACGGTTTAGGCCAAACATTTTATCAAATGTTAAACACAATTCCATTAGATAAGGCAATGGATTATTACGATAATATTATCGAAGGCAATAAGGCAAAAGAAAATAGCAATGATATTACGGGCAATTAATATTGAAGATTTTGAAATCAGAAAAGGGAAAGAAAGAATACGTGAATTTATAATTTCAACCGAAAGAAAAGATAGTCACGGCACTATCATAAAAATGGATGGATGGGATATTTCAGATTATAATAAATCAGGGGCTTTTTATTATCAACACTTAACAGGCGGTTTTGATGACCCGAATCCTGACAATGCTTTAGGTACTGGACGGGCGCAAAAAGAAGGTAACCAATTAATAGGTATTGCAAATTTTGAACCTGAAAATCTTAATCCATTAGCTGAAAAGATTTTAGGAAAAGTTGACTTCGGAACACTTAAAAGTACATCAGTTGGATTTATGCCGACTAAAGGAAATTGGGGGGACACAAACAGAAATGAAGATCCGGAAATATACTATTTTACAGGTCAAATATTAAAGGAATTCTCAATAGTACATATTCCATCAAATCCAGACGCTATAAAAAAGAGTATGGAAGTATTTGATTTTTATATGACTAAAAAGTTGGATGAACACAAAAGCGAAGGATTTAAAAAGGATTATAGATTTAATTTAAATAAACTAAGGAGACAAAGGGAATATCTTTTAAACTTAGCAGAAAAAAGAAATTTTTTATAAACATAAAATAAAATAATATGACACTAACGGAAATGCAGTCACGTATGACTGAAAAATTAAACAGGCAGGAAGAAATCCTGAAATTATCTGACAATGAGCAAAGGGAGTTCACAGAATTGGAAACAACCGAATTCGACACATTGAGCAGGGACATTGCAGCGATCAATAAGTCTATTCAGATCGAACAAAAAAAAGAAGAAGCCAGAGCGCAAATAGCGTTAAACAAAATGAACAACGGTCAAGCCAGAAAATCAGAAGAACAAAAAGTTACTGAAAAATTCAGCTTTTTGAGAGTTTTGAACCAATTGGCCGAAGGTGTAAGACCCGACCAATTAGAAGGTGCAGAAGGCGAAGTACATCAGGAAGCAAAAAGAGAAGCCAGAGAATCGGGTAAATTCCTTTCAGGATTTGGAATGCCTGCATTTATGATGAGAGCGCAAGATGCAGCAACAGCAGCCACAGCCGGAAACTTAATTGCGACATCTTTGGATTCAACTTTGATACCAGCATTGAGACCCAAAACGGTTCTGGCTCAATTAGGGGCTATGACAATGAGCGGACTTGTTGGGAATCTTGATTTACCGGCAGGTGATGGAATCGCTTCTGCAACTTGGGAAGGCGAAACAGACGCAATGGCAAACACAGACCCGTCCACAAGATTGGTGAATTTGAGACCAAACAGGCTTGCAGCCGTCACCACTTTATCAAAGCAGTTGTTAATGCAAAGTTCATTCAGTGCAGAACAGTGGGTTAGATCAGAGTTGGAAAATGCAGTAGCAAGGGCGGTAGATTCAGCAGGAATACAGGGTAACTCAGGCGACATTGATGGAATCTTAGGAACTTCAGGTGTTTCTGATATTACTTTTGGCGGTGCAGTTACGAGAGCAAAACTAATCAATTTGATTACAAAAGTAGCGGTTGAAAATGCAGACGTTGAAAATATGGGCTTCTTAATGAATCCTATTATCAAAGGAGAATTACAAAACTTGGAAACTGATTCAGGTTCCGGTTTATTTGTAATGGACAAAGCAAATGAGTTGTTCGGTTATAAAGTAGGAATATCCACTTTGGTTCCTACAAACATATCATCGACCAAAACGGCGGTTATATTTGGTAACTTCAGAGACCTTGTAATAGCGAATTGGGGCGGTTTAGATATTATTGTGAATCCTTATTCTTTGGACACTACATCACAAGTAAGAATCACAATAAACTCATTCTGGGACATCAAATTGAAACAACCTAAATCATTCGCATTCGGTAACGACATAACTTGGACGGCATTATCTTAAAATAATCTTTTCAGAGTATCCATTTGAAGGGGTGGAGCAATTCACCCCTTTTTTAAAATAAATCAAAAATGGCAAGACCAAAAAAAATCAAAGAAGACAAAGATTTACATGACTTTCCGTTTCATGTTCCTGAATATCAAACAAGGCCATTAAGCGGTTCAAGTTGGAAAAAGGAAGCAGTAGTATTAAAAACAATGTATCATAAATTTGGATTACCTGGTAGAATAGGAGATACTGTTTTTGTTAATCCAGACATGTACGATCAACTAATTAAAGAAAAGTTTATCAGATGACAATCATAGGTACAGGCACAAAAACGGCGGTTACAACATTTGACGCAACGTTAAAAAACCATTTGCGGTTATTTGATGATTCGGATCAAACATTAGTGGAACACTATATCAGTGCATCCGGTATCTATATTGAAAAGTATTTAGGCATTCCATATTTCAACCCTAACCTAACTATAATTAACAGAGCGATTGGATGTAGTGTAGAATTACCTAAAAGCGTCGCAACGGTAACGACGGTTTACGAAAGACAATCTGATATGACGTGGCTTGCAATTACACCGACTAATGTAGTTTTTGATAATTACGGAGCGTGGATGAATTATTATGCTGACAACATTAAAGACGGATATGAATATAAGTTTGAAGTAACAAGAACCATAACGATAACGGCCCTTGTGAAAGAAGTAGCCTATTTATTGATTGGTGAAATGTACGAAGAACGGCAGAATATGGGTAAAAACACAAAAGTAAATTACCCGCAAGCTAATTTATTACTTGACATGGAAGTAACACTGATATGATTTTTGCAAACAATCTAAAGAGACAAATCGCAATTGGTGCAATGGATGAAAAGATCATTTTAAAGGTCACCACAGGCACAACGACTAATAGTTTAGGTGAAGTAACAGCAATCACATCAACAGACACCACAATGGCGGCATATGTTGAAAATGATAATAATTTAGAAACCGACGTAAACGATAAACAAACGGTAATTGATCAAAGGATAGTAATTACAAGATATAAAGCATGTTCCGTGAGTGATAGATTTACATACAACTCTAACATTTACGACATTATAAGAATTGAAACAATGGGACGCAATAGATTTATGAAGCTAACAGGTAAATTGGTGAACTAATGACTATTGAGCAAGAAATAAAAGAAATAATAGATAGTCTTTCAATAATGCAAAATGAGTACGCTCACGAGATTAAAAAAAAGACAATACTAAGAAGATCAGCAGGTGTATTAATTGCTAATTTACGATATAATTCACCTAAAGATACAGGTAATCTTAGTGAATCTATGAGAGTACTTCCATTATACAAAAGCAAAAGTTCAATATTTGTAGGGCCAGATTATAAGGGGCAAAAGATAAAAGGTCAAGAAGAAGGCGAAGATGAAAGGGAAGGAATAGGATCACATGCTCATTTAGTAGAATATGGTCATATTACTAAATCTGGTAAAAGGGTAGAAGGTCAACCTTTTATTAAACAGACATACGAAGAGACAAAACATTTGGTATTAAGAGATTTAAAAACAGAAATAATTGAGTTGCAAAAAAGATTAGAACGTAAATTAAAAAAATCTTTAAGAACAGGAAAAGCATGACAGGCGACGCAGAAATATTAACATTAATCTCAAATACAGTATCTAATACTTATTTGAATAAATTACCACAAACGGTAAAGTTAGATGAAGCAACGCCAAAGGTTTTAATAAAGAATATAACTCACTTAAACACACCGACAAAAGATAATGCAGGACGTGAAGAGTTTGTTTACAGGATTGAAGTGATAGGAAGTTTATATGCGAATGTATCAAGTGTTTCAGAGCAAATAAAAAATTTAATGGTTCCGCATTCAGGGACATATATTTATTTGGTCACATATGAGAACGGATATTATGACACTAACGAAACAGCGGAAATTCATAGAGTAATTAAAGATTACAGGGCATTTATAAAATATTGATATGTTACTAAAAATAAGGTTAAAAGAAGATTGGAACGGGTACAAATCAGGCGAAGAATTAGCGGTATTAGAAAGTGCCTATATCCAACTAAAAAAGGAAAATAAATGTAATTTGGTATCGGGTGATTTAGATAAATTCATTCCGATAATACCAAATCACGAAGAAGAAGAATAATTAATAATTTAAAAATAAAATAAACATGGCAACAACAGGAGTAGTCAATGGACATTATCTCAGATTTTTTGACGGTGGAGTAGCTTTAGCCAAAGCGACCGAATGTTCGATAAGTTGGGCGGTTGAAATGAGAGAAACAGCACATAAGGACACAGCAGGAGACGGCGGTGGATGGAAAGAAGTGGCACCAGGTCAAAAGTCTGCAACAGGATCAACAACATTATTGTATTCTGAAGAAACAAACAGTTTTAGTACACTTTGGACAAAAATGGCAAACGGCACAGCTATTGTAGTGACATTTACGACCGGAGTTAGTGGTGACACTATTTGGTACGGTACAGCCTATATTACTTCAATGGAATTGAATGCACCGAATAACGAGAATGTTACGGCTTCAATATCATTTGAGTTTACAGGTGAAATGATTTCATCAACGTAATTAAAATTCTGAAAAGATGGTAAGTATAAATGGGGTGAATTATTCACCAAAGATCAAAAATTCTGTATTGCTTTTGTATGCAAGTTCTGAAAAAATACAAATGAATGAACTTGGTGAAATCCTTACAAAAGGGTTTAATTATGACTTAGCGGTTAAATTATTTTGCTACGCTGTAAATTCACAGGGTGGAAACTTAGAACCAAAAGAGATTCATGATGAAGTTGATAAAAGAATTGAGTGTTTTACAGAGTTAATGAACTATGTTGCAGGACAATTAAATCCAGATGACACGGGGGAGCCGAAGCCCTTGAAGAAGGGCCGAACGAAGGGATAAGTTTAATAAAGATAAGACAACGGGCATTCTATTTTGGAATGTCCGTTTCTGAATTTAACGAATCCAATTTAAACGAGACTTTAACATACATATACCAAAGGTCTTTATTTGAGCAAAAAAAAAGTGAGAATGATTGGATGGTAATGAGATGGCAATCTACGTTAATTGTTAACATGATGTCAGCGAAAGGAAAGTCAATTAAGCCAGAAGATTTATTCACATTAGGAAACGAAAAACCAAAAGAATCTATACCAATAGATTCAGAAGAAGCACAAAAAGCATTTGATTTATTAGAACAAAAGTATTTAAGTAAATGGCAACAATAATAGGCGGTGTTACAATAAGAATCGGGGCGAAGGTTA